GTGAAAAAAATCAAAAAACCGCGTCTTACCGGCTGGATTGTGACATCCGCTTTCCTCTTTGCTGTTATCGGGCTGATTTCACCGCAGCAGCTTCCCGTCACCGTCTATAAGCTCTCGCTTATTTCACTCGCCGCAGTATTAGGCTATTGGCTGGATCGCTCGCTGTTTCCTAAAGCGCGTCCCGGTTTGTTCCTCGAACAAGGGGATGAACCTGCGCCGCGCGGACGCTTCACGGTTCGGGACGGCCACCACACCGTCTTTGCCGCGGCGATGTTGCGGCGTGCGCTGATTGTGTCCGCTGTCTGCATCGGCGTAGCGATGGGGTTGTGATATGCGCTACCTTTTCATCACGCTGCTTTTTAGCCCGATATTTTTTAGTGCTGCGGCCTGCGCTGACACGATCCCTCGTGCTGCGCAGGCGTACCGCAGTGATGTTATCCGTAGCGCACGGCTGGATTGGGGCATGAATGCCCCGATTGCGGACTTTGCCGCGCAGCTGCATCAGGAAAGTGGCTGGAATCCACGTGCTGTCTCTCCCGTCGGCGCACAGGGGCTGGCGCAGTTTATGCCGACAACCGCTGACTGGTTTAGCGGTATTGTTCCTGAACTTCGGGCAAATCAACCGTTTAATCCAGCCTGGGCTATCCGCGCTCTGACAGGCTATGACCGCTGGCTATGGACGCGAATCAGTGCCAGCAATGATTGCGAACGCATGGCAATGACCTTGTCGTCTTACAACGGCGGGCTTGGCTGGTTACAGCGTGATAAACAGCGCGCGAAGATCGCCGAGAAAGACATCCTTCGCTGGTTCGGTCATGTGGAAACCGTCAATGCCGGGCGCAGCACCGCCAACTGGCGTGAAAACCGTCACTATCCCGACCGCATTCTGCATCAGCTGGCACCACGGTATCTGAGTTGGGGGAGGGCGAGCTGTGTGGAATAACCTGTTTCTTACTAGCCTGAAATCCTTTTTTTCACCACGTGTGGTCACCGTTCTGCTTGCCGTTGTGCTGCTACTCGCGATTTATCTGACTGGTCGTAATCAGGGTTATCAACTGGCGCAAGCATTGGGGGATGCCGCGCTGGCAAAACAGCAGGCGGCATTCAATTTGCTACAGCAACAGCAGGCCGAAACCCAGAATCAGTTATTACGTGCGGCGGCGGAACAATACCAGCAGCAGGTAGAGCGTGGGAATCAACTCGAACAGCGCTATGTCGCAGCGCGTCAAAAACTGGCGGCGGATAACGCCGCCCTGCAACGGAAAATCGATCATGTTACTCAGCAATACATTGACGAAAAAGGCAAGGCTCAGCCTGTGCAGTGCGTGTTTACTCGTGGCTTCGTGCAGTACTACAACGCCGCTTTCGGTTTGTCCGCCGACGGTGCCACAGACGTTACCACCGCTGCCCGCCGCACTGGCGCAGCGTCCGGTTCCGGCGCAATTACTGACGCCGAACTACAGCCTTCAGGCATCTCCCAGCGCGATATTCTCGCCAACATCGGTGACAACGGAGAGCGCTACCAGGCGCTAGCGGCGCAGGTTAACGCGCTGCTGGATTACATCGAAGCGTTACAAAACGCAGGGGAGGTCACACGTGAAGATTGAAGTGGAGTTCTGGTCGCTGGTCGGCCTGCTGTTGTCGTTTATGAGCTTCCTTTTTGCTGCCGGGCGGATTCTGCTCACGCAGATTGAAAAGCGGCTAAACGAGCGTTTTGCCGCACTGGAAAACGCACGCCAGAAGAGCGAACAAGGGTGGACGCGATTGGAGCGCGAGTTTCTGGAATTCCGCGCTGATTTACCGCTGACTTACGTGCGACGTGAGGATTACATCCGTGGTCAGACGGTCATCGAAGCCAAGCTGGATGCGCTTTATAACAAGCTGGAGTTGGTGCAGCAGCGGCATGTGGGAGGCAATCATGGCTGACACGCAGCGTATCCGACAGGAATCGATGCGTTGGCATTTGCTGATCGCATTAAATAAAACACGCCCTTATACCGCGAACGAAATGTTCCTGCTGGCGCTGATGCAGCGGCTGTATGCCGATGCCTCAGAACCGGAGCTGCGTCATGCACTGGATTATCTGGCCGATCGCAAGATGGCGGTATTGACCAAGGAGGTGGGCGGCGTCTGGCTGGCGAATCTCACCCGTCTTGGCGTGGATGTCGTGGAGTATGCCGTTGATTGTATGGTTGGCATCGCTCGACCGGAAAAATACTGGGATCGGTAATCCCCTTGCATGGCTTTCTCTTCTGTCTTTACGCGTTATCAGTGTCGTCATATTCCTCTGCGCCAGCACGGTTGTGCTGGCGTTTTTTTATCGAAAGGATTTTTATTTTTCAGTGTATTAGCCGTATTTTTTCAAATAAATCACTTCGCTGTTTTTTCTAAAACAGATTAAAAGCCGCAGCCAACCATTATCCGGATACTAGCGCCATCAACACGATGTGCCACTAAAACATCGTGCCATCAAAACAGCGGGTGAACGGATATGAATACCAGACCAATTATCGATGCGGTGATAGCCCGCCTCCAGCAGCACTTACCGACGCGGCGGATCACGTCTTGCCCAGAAAACATTCTGAGCGAGCCCGATCGTCTGACGCTCGGTGATGTGCTGGTGGGATATCGCGGTTCCGAATTTTCCGCACCGGAAGATGCGGATTCTCCGGTTCAGACGCAGCGACCACAGCTGATGGTTGCCGTGCTGCTGCCGGAGCTGGATGGCGAAGACGGCGTGCTGGCCACGCTCGATACCGTCCGTCAGGCGCTGGGAGGATACCGACTGCCTGACTGTCATCGCGGTATTCGGCTAGTACGCGATCGCTACGTTGGTTACACCGAAGGACGCTGGCATTACGCCATCGATTGCACCACAGAAACCCTTTTTATCGAAGACCGCGAGCAGACGGATGGTCCGCTGCTTACCACGGTTAATTATGAGGAGAAAGACGCATGAAGTATCGCTATACCGGCCCCGCCAGCGGCGTCACGCTGGCAGATGGTCAGGAAATTCTGCTTTGGCCCGCTCAGGTTACTGAACTGCCAGCAGATCATGAGTACGTGAAAACGCTGATCGCGCTGGGCTATTTGCTGCCTGTCGCAGGTCAGAATCTGGCTGATAGCGAAACGGAGGTGACCCTTGGCCGCTAATTATTTACACGGTGTAGAAACGATTGAAGTTGAAACCGGTGCTCGTCCGGTGAAAACCGTCAAATCTGCGGTAATTGGGTTGATTGGTACGGCGCCACAGGGGGCGGTCAATGACGTTACGCTGTGCCTGTCTGAAAAAGACGCGGCACAGTTTGGTAGCCAGTTCGGCGGCTACACCATCCCGCAGGCGCTGGATGCGATTTACGATCATGGTGCGGGTACGGTTCTGGTTATCAACGTGCTGGATCCGGCGAAACACAAATCGTCGGTGAGCGCAGAAAAAGTCACCTTTGACAAAGCGACGGGTACTGCACAACTGGCGAACCGTGTGGTTGCCAAAGTGGTGCTGACGGCGGCAGAAGGCGGCCAGCCGTTTGTCGAAGGTCAGGACTATACGCTGGATGCACAAACTGGCGTACTGAAAAATCTGGGTAAAAATATCGATGCCGCCGCTGTAGTCAGCGCGTCTTATGACTTTGCTGATGTTACGAAAGTGACTGCCGCTGACATCATCGGCAGCATCAATGCCGCGGGCAAACGCACCGGTATGAAGCTGCTGAACGATACCTACAACCTGTACGGCTTCTTTGCCAAGATTCTGATTTCGCCGGTGTTCTGTACGCAAAATAGCGTAACGACCGAGCTGATCGCGTTGGCGGACAAACTGGGCGCGATTGCCTACATCGATGCGCCAATCGGTACCACTTTTGCGCAAGCGCTGAGCGGTCGTGGCCCGGAAGGCACGATCAACTTCAACACCAGCTCTGAACGCGCTCGTCTGTGCTATCCGCACGTAAAAGTGTACGACGCGGAAACCAACAGCGAACGTCTGGAACCGCTGTCGGCGCGTGCTGCTGGCCTGCGTGCCAAAGTCGATCTGGAGAAAGGTTTCTGGTGGTCATCGTCCAATCAGGAAATCAAAGGGATCACCGGCGTAGAGCGCCAGCTGTCCGCGATGATTGACGATCCGCAGAGCGAAGTGAACCTGCTGAACGAGCAGGGCATCAGCACCATTTTCAACAGCTACGGTTCTGGATTGCGTCTGTGGGGCAACCGTACCGCAGCCTGGCCAACCGTGACGCACATGAAGAACTTTGAAAACGTGCGTCGTACTGGCGATGTGATTAACGAATCCATCCGTTACTTCAGCCAGCAGTACATCGATATGCCGATCAATCAGGCGCTGATCGATGCGCTGGTGGAATCCGTCAACGCCTACGGCCGCAAGCTGATCGGTGACGGTGCGCTGCTGGGCTTCAAGTGCTGGTTCGATGCTGCGCGTAACGAGCAAACCGAGCTGGCTGCTGGGCACCTGTTGCTTAACTACAAATTCACTCCGCCGCCGCCGCTTGAGCGTCTGACCTTTGAGACGGAGATCACCTCGGAATACCTGGTAACGCTGGAGGGCACTAACTGATGGCCGGGAAAATTGAAGTAAACCGTATTACTAACGCCAACATCTACATCAACGGCACTAACCTGCTGGGGCGTGCGCAGGAAATCAAACTGCCAGATGTCTCCATGATTATGCAGGAGCACAAGGCGCTGGGCATGGTCGGCAAGATCGAACTGCCTGCGGGCTTCGACAAGCTGGAAGGCGAGATCAAATGGAACTCCTTCTACCGCGAAGCGATGCTGGCGGCAGCGAATCCGTACCAGTCGCTGGCGCTACAGTGTCGCTCCAGCGTGGAACGCTACGGCTCTCAGGGGCGTATCGAAGAAGTGCCGCTGGTGACGTACATGACCATCATGTTCAAAAAGAATCCGCTGGGCACGTTCAAGCAGCACGAAAACCCAGATTTCAGCAGCGCGTTCAACTGCACCTACATCAAACAGGTGATGAACGGTGAAGACCTGCTGGAGCTGGATTACATGTCCAACATCTTCATGGTGGGCGGCGTGGATCAACTGAACAGCTACCGCGCCAATATCGGCGGTTAATTTATCTTCCAGGCCCGTCAGTGAGGCGGGCGTTTCTATCAATCAGTGAGGTGACTATGTCAGCAAAAGTATTTGATATTATCGACTTGGAAAATAATATTCATTTCCAGTGCCGTGAGGATGTCTACATTTTGGATGCAGGAGAAGAAGCGGGTTTTACTTTACCCTATTCGAGTCGTGCTGGCGCAGACCCGTCATCAGCAGCACGTTTGATTTCTGGTCAGGTCGATCAAAGTGATGGTTCCTATTTAGATGACAACCAGAAAGCGGCAGGCTTCTTTCTGACGGATACCTCTTACCCGCTAAGCAACTGTGTTGTTCGCTTCTTTGCAGAAGATGAGCTGCATCGTTAATTATCAATATTCACGTTATCGTAATGAAAGGGGCTTTGGCCCCTTTCTTATGCCCACCTCCTTCGGTTTCTAATTCACTTTAAAATCGTTATTCCTCGCCGCACGCGATACTGCTCCCGACATTTACTAAGGAGCCGTTATGCACACTGAAACTTATTCTCTGCAATTCCCTTACACCACTTCTGCCGGTCAACGCGTGGAGTCCATTTCGCTCAAGCGTCTGAAAGTCAAAGACATCAAAGCGGTGAAAAAAATCAGCGATGACCCAAGCAACTGGGACGACGCGCTGCTGTCGCGCATGACCGGCCTGGTGCCGGAAGACATCGATGAGATGGACGCGCAGGACTACATGGCGCTGCAAAAACGATTTCAGCAGCTACTTGGGTTGGATAACGCAGCCGGCGCTGCTGTGGAAAGCGCAAGCCCTGCTGGCGAGATGGTTTCGCTTTCAGCCGAGTGAGATTGATGCGTTGGAACTGGACGACTTTGAACGCTGGCTGGATGAAGCCAGCGAACAGATAAAACGTGAGAACGGTGAGGAAGACTGATTACTGACAGGATTAATTAGGCCACCATCCACCCAACCCGGCCAGCGACAGGACGCTGGCCGTTTTCCTCCCTCACCACCTGTCTTCTTCTCCCGCTTATCACCCGTCCTTTTCCTCGTTTTATCCCCGGTTTGTGATGGGGAAACCAAACTGGAGCGGCGCAAGCCGCCGTCTCCGATCCGCCCCGCAAGGGGTTTTTCTGAATGAGAGTGAACCGTGGATATGCTTTTAAACGGTGTCATGCTGGGCAGGGCGTTTGGCGCCACGCTGGATGACACAAAAAAATCGCTGCAGCCACTTAGCGATAAACTCAAACAAGCTGAGGAGTGGCAGCGTCTGTTTAATCAGTCGCTGGAGCACTTTGGCAATGTCAGTTTGCGCAGCACACAGGTGACATCCCGACTGAGCCAGTCACTAAGTAAATTGGTAACCAATCAGGAACGGCTGGAGAGTATCCAGTCACGTCAAGAAACACTACGTAGCCGTCGGGGTGAACTCGCCGATGACTTTAAGACTAAGCGTGAGCAGTTTGGTTCTGTCATGAAGCCGATTGTGGCGTCGGTCACACGCTATGCGTCGTTTGAGGCGCAGTTGCGTGGCATCAGCGTTGCTCATGGGATATCGAGTGAGCAAGAAAAGTTGATGGGGCAGAAACTGCGTCAATCTTCTCAACAGGTGAACCAAAAGCCAGATGCATTGCTCGGTAGTGCCGGGCAACTGCTTGCTTACGGCATGTCACCGGATCAGGCAACGGATGTTGCGGCAGTGTTGGGGAAAACGTCAACGGCCTCTGGCGCGGCGCTGTCCGATCTTACTGCACTTTCGGCCACGTTGGATGACGTGTTTAACCTGAAAGGGGCGAAGGCGCTGGAGGAATCCTTCTCTCGTATGTTGGCAGGCACGAAACAAGGTTTCTCCATGGCGTCGATGACGCAATACGCGACTGCGCTGGCTCCAGGGTTTACGGCAATGGGGGCGACGGGCAATCAGGCGTTGAGTCAGTTGGTTTCCAGCCTGAGCGCGACAAAAGGCGCGGATACGGAGGCGAACACGGCTGCCCGGTTGGGAAGTTTCATGAATGCCGTGGGACGAACCGACATTGCCGACAGCTACTACAACGCGGGCGTAGATTATAACGCGTCGCTAAAAAGCTACATGAAAGGCGGCTATTCACAGTACGACGCCGCAGTTCAGATTAGTAACCGATTCATCGACAGCAAAGGCAGTCAATTCCAGCAACTGTGGGATAAGGCCAGTAAAGCGGGCAACGTAGACGCACAGCAAAGTTTAATGCAGCGCTACGGGCTGCAGGAGGTATTCCGTACGCCAGAAGCTGTGAATCATGCGATGTCGATGAAGCAGAACTGGCAGAGCTATCAAGCGAACCAACAGCGGATGAACAGTCCGGCAGCCATGCAAACGCTGGATCTCGACTTCGCCCGGCAGAATGACACATTGACTGGGCGCTGGAATCAAATGACAACGTCAGTGATGAATATTGCACTCAATGTGGGGGAAGCGCTGACGCCAGTATTGGTTTCCTTGAGTGACATACTGATTCCTATTCTGGATCAACTGGTGACCTGGACGGCGGCGAACCCTGAACTGGTTCGTGGGATCGTGATGGCCGTCGCTGGTTTCTTCGCGTTCAGAATGGCATTGAGCGGTGCGAAGCTGGGGATTACCACACTGTTATCGCCTTTACTGAGCGTTTGGGATGGTATTTTGCAGGTTCAGCGTGGCTGGCAGCTGTTCAATGCGGGATTAAGAACGACGGGTGTGTTGCAAGGGGTAGGCGCGGCGTTGAACTGGCTGGTTGGCGGAGCCGGAACATTAGGCCGCATGCTTGGCGGTGTGTTACGCAGCGGCTTTATGATGGCGGGTCGAGCAGTATTGTTTCTAGGTCGTATGCTGCTGATGAATCCGATTGGCTTGGCAGTAACGGCATTCGCAGGGGCCGCTTACCTGGTTTACCGGTATTGGGAACCGATTAGTGCATTCTTTAAAAACCTCTGGTCACAAGTCAGTCAGGCTTTTAATGCTGGGTGGGAGGCACTCAATAATGCGGTATCCGGCGGAGTAGCTGGTATTGCGGCATTACTGCTCGACTGGTCACCATTTGGCGTGCTGTATTCCATCTTCGCTGATACCGTCAGCGAATTGGGTATTCAACTTCCCGGTAGTTTAAGTGAACTCGGTGGCGTGATTATTGATGCATTGGTTAAGGGACTGATCAGTTATTTCCCCGAGCTAAAAAACGTCCTGGAAACGATCGACGAGTTTATTCCCGATAGCGTTAAAAACTTTCTGGGTATCGGCTCGAAAAAAGTATCTGTAGAAGCCAGCGGCCAATCTGTGGCTGCTGGTGTTATGACCCCGCCAGTTCTGCAACCTACGTCGGTATCTGCATTGTCGCTACAGCCGACACTGCCTGTTGAATTACCTAAGACGGAAGACACAATGCCAACCCCGCAACAGCGGGTTGCAATGTCATCATCTGTCGGCGGAGCGAAGGGTAAGTTAGTCACAGTAGCCCCTTCCGAACGTGTTCAGGTTGCTTTTTCTCCCACCATTTACCTCAACGGCCAGAAGGCTGCGCCAACGCCAGAAATGACGAAGACGCTGACCCTTAGCATGAATGAACTGGAAAATATGTTGAACAAGCTGCTCGCTCAGCGTGAGCGCAGGGGGTATGCCTGATGTTTGCAGTATTAGGAAATATTGAATTTAAAGTGACTGCCTACTGGGACGGCTTTAATACCTCATTCGGTGCCGATTACGCCGAGCATAGCCGCATTGAAGGTAAACCCGGTCTGCAATTCATCGGCGCGAAGCTGGACGAGATTCGCATTAGCCTGGTGTTCCACAAGCAGTACTGCACGCCGGATACGGAGTTGAAGCGGTTGAATGAGGCGATGCGGGCGCATCAGGCGATGGCGTTGGTCTTTGGTAATGGGGATTATCGCGGCTGGTTTGTGATTACCGCATTGACCTCGACCAGCCAACATACCGACGCGAAAGGCAACGTATTGGCCATGAATGCGGAGTTGACGCTGCGCGAATACATTGGCGATCCGAAGAATCCGCTCAAGCCACCGGCGATACAGACCTCTGTTCCTAATGTCAGTGCTATCACCAAGGCGGTCGAGAAAGTGAGCGACTTTGCGTCCTCATTACGCACGGCTGTGACGTATGCCAAGAAGGCGCAATCGGCCTTTAAGGCGGTGAAAACCACCGTACAGATTGTAAAACGGATGAAGAAAAACCCTGAAACTGCGCTGTTGCAAATTCCCGGACTGCTAACGCAGGTCGGAAATGTATTGACGCCGTTAAGTGAAGTGGAACCGGCGTTTAAAAAAGCGGCTGAGGCTATTTCTGATGCAGCAGTTCAGGCAGAGAAGATGACGCCTGAAATTACAGCGGTGAATAAAGCAGCGAATGAAATGCTGAAGCAGGTTAAGCAAGTTGCCACTTTGTTGCAGGGCGTCGACAGCAAAAACGTTATCGAGAAGCTGGAAGCCATCAGCAAACATGTTGATGCCGCGAGCGACACATTTAAAGGCGCTGAACCTGCGCTGAGCAAACTGACGGCGGAAATCGTGAAGAGGGTTGAAGCATATGCACCTTGAACATATCACTACACAGGGCGAACGCTGGGATACCTTGTCCTACCTGTATTACGGCGATCCGCTCGGCTATCCGCGGATCATTGCGGCTAACCCGCATGTCCCCATCGTGCCGCTGTTGCCATCGGGTGTGGTGGTGCTGATTCCGATTATTGAACAGGCAGAGGCCAACAGCGCGGAGGACACCCCACCATGGCTGCGTTAACGGAAGAATTCAAGCTGCTTTCTCCTGCGGTGTCGGAAGTGCTGCAACCAGCGTTCACCCTGTGGTATCAGCAAAAAGACATCACCAATGATATCGCGCCGTATGTCACCAGCGTAACGTATACCGACAGCATCAAGAATGAATCGGATTCGATTGAGATCCGGCTCGATGATACCGATGGTCGCTGGATAGATAAGTGGTATCCAGGTACGGGTGACACGCTGTCGCTCAAGCTAGGCTATCTCGGTGAAATGCTGTTTGACTGCGGTACGTTCTCGATTGATGAGATTGAGGTGAGTGCACCGCCTAGCCAGGTGATGATTCGTGGTGTGGCTACATCGGTTAATCGCGCATTGCGAACCAAATCAAGCCGCGGTTTTGAAGATACGACGTTAGCCGCGATTGCGACGCGTATCGCGAAAAAGCATCAGTTGATGCTGGTAGGGAAGATTCAAATCATCAAGATCGATCGCGTTACGCAATATGCAGAAACCGATGTCGCTTTTCTAAAGCGGCTCGCCAGTGAATATGGCTATGTCGTGAAGGTGGTCAGCGACCAGCTGATTTTTTCCCATCTGGCGACGCTGCGCAATCAGGCGTCTGTTCGACAAATTAAGCGAACGGACGTCGCGCGTTTTTCACTGAGCGACACGATCAGCCACGTCTATAAAAATGCCAAGACGAAGTATCAGAAAGGGAGTGAAAAGAAACTGATGGTTTATGAAGCCAACGGTGGCGCGAACAACGAAATGAAGCCTGCTGGCGCTGAGACCAGTGCGGATACGTTGAAAGTTAACGTGCGCGCGGCGGATCCCTCTGGAGCGAGGATGAAAACGGATGCCGCATTGGATGCGCACAACGAAAAGCAACAAAAGGGGTCGATGACGCTGATGGGCAGCCCGCAGTTGGCGGCGGGAAATAAAGTGGAGCTGGTGTCGTTCGGCCAACTTTCTGGCCATTGGTTGATCGACTCGGCTCGCCATATTCTGGAACGTGGCAGTGGCTACACCACGGAGATTGGGTTGATTCGCGGGCCGATTACGGCGGGAAAGAGAAAGTCGGATAGCGGAAAAACGCTGGTGACTTACCACCCGGATGGCAGCCAGACAACTCGGACGGTCAAGAGTAAAAAGGATATAGGGTTATGAGTTTATCTCGTCGAATTGGCACGATCAGTGCGGTGGATGAGGTTCGCGTGATGGTGCGCGTTCGTTTACCAGAGTGCGACAATCTGCGTACAGCCTGGCTACCGGTATTACAGCGCAATACGCAGAACAATAAGGATTATTGGTTGCCGGATATTGGCGAACAGGTCGAAGTTCTGCTGGACGGAAACGGCGAGGACGGCCTGGTGCTAGGGGCGATTTACTCCGCCGCCGATGTGCCAACGCTGGCAGATAAGGACAAAAGGGCGGTAACGTTCGCTGACGGCGCACATATTGAATACGATCGCCGAACGCATACGTTAACGATCAACGGCGGCGTGCAGCATATTGCGATTAGTAGCGGCACTGACGTGGTGGTTAACGCGCAGCGTGTCACTATCAATGCGCCAGAGACGACGGTGACGGGCAAGCTTCTGGTGCAAGGGCAACTCACCTACGAGAGCGGGATGTCCGGTTCCGGCGGTGCCAGCCTCAGTGGCGATGTCAGTATCTCCGGCAATGTCAGCGCCAGCGGCAGCGTCATGGACGCTGGCGGCAATTCCAATCACCACTCGCACTAGTGTTTCCCTAAACCGCTTTACAATTTTTTCCTCTCACCGGGGGCGACAATAGCCCCCTATGAAAACTCAATCTGTTTTTTGGCAACCGGCGCTGCAACGTTCTGGCGAGATCGTCGAAGGAACGGCAGATATCATGCAGGCGATTCACATCATCCTGCGGACACCCTGCGGTAGCGACCCACATCGGCCTGACTTTGGTAGCAATCTACATCTGTATCTCGATTATCCGATCGATCGTGCGATTCCGCATGTCGTCAGGGAATCGGTAGACGCGATCAAACGATGGGAACCTCGCTGCCAGCTACTGGCGGTTAAACCTTCTGTGAATGGGGCTCACCTGACGCTGCACGTTAGCTGGAAAACCGCTAATGGCGCGACACAGACCACGGAGTTGTTATGGCGCTGACAGAACCCAATTTTATTGAACGCGATGCGGCGAAGATTACCGCCGAAATGATCGCGAAATATGAAGCTGATTCAGGGAAAACACTCTATCCGGCGCAGGCCGAACGCCTGCTGATCAACCTCTTTGCTTACCGGGAAACTTTATTGCGTAGTGCGGTCCAGGAAGCCGCCAAGCAGAACCTGGTTGCGTTTGCTCGTGCACCGATGCTGGATTATCTGGCGGAATTGGTTGGCGTCTACCGTTTGGCGGCGCAGCCGGCGCGTGCAGAGCTGCGTTTTACCCCCGAAATGCCGTTAGTCAGCGATCTGCTGATTCCGGCAGGCACTCGCGTTAGCGCATCGGACAGCGTGATTTTCACTACCGACAGCGACGCGCTACTGAGAGCGAACGGCAACGGGGTCACCGTGCTGGCGACCTGTACCGAAAGTGGCGATGTGGGCAATGACTGGCTGCCTGCCCAGATCAGTACGCTGCTGGATGAGATTGGCGACAGTGATTTACGCGTCGTCAATATCAGCAAAAGCAGCGGCGGTTCCGCCGAAGAAGATGACGATCGCTTGCGTGAGCGTGTTCAACTGGCACCGGAATCGTTCAGTACGGCGGGCTCGAAACTGGCGTATCGCTTCCATGCGATGCGGGCACACCAAAATATTGTCGATGTGGCGGTGATGTCGCCCGAACCGGGTGAAGTGGTGCTGTATCCGTTGCTCAGTACTGGCCTGCCGGACAGTAGCATGCTTTCGCTGGTGGAAAGTTTTTGCTCCGATGAACAGGTGCGCCCGTTGACGGATTTGGTCTCCGCCAAATCACCCACGCAGATGGATTACGCCATTAGCGCTAAATTGACTCTGTTTAACGGCGAACAGGCTGCTGTCGTTCAGGCTGCCGCAGAAAAAGCGGTGCAGGCTTGGGTTGAAACCCGTACCGCTACGCTGGGGCGCGACATTGTTCCAAGCCAGATTATTGCCACGCTTTCTATTCCCGGCGTGTATCAGGTGGAACTGACTTCACCGTCATTGATGGTGCTTGATGACAGTGAATGGGCGAACTGTACGGGCATCAATGTCAGCGTCGTCGGGGTGTCGAATGGCTGATTCACTACAACTGCTACCACCGCCTCTGGCTGCCGATGCCCGCTTTCGCTCGCTGGCGGAACTGGCCGACCGCTTCGATGACATCGATCTGAATACCTTACTGGTTTATCTGATCGATATTGCAGACAGCAGCGCGTTGCCTTGGCTGGCAGAACAGTTCTCGTTGTTTGGTGACGGTTGGGAGCTGGCGGAATCGGATGATTCCAAACGTGCGCTGATCAAAGCCGCTATCGATCTGCATCGCAGCAAAGGGACGCCCTGGAGCATTAAAGAGATCATCCGCCGCTTTGGCTTCGGTGACAGCACGCTGATCGAGAACATTGGCCGCCTGAGTTATGACGGTGAAACCACCTATAACAACCTGTATGTGCACGGCGATAAAGCGGCGTGGGCGGTTTATCGCGTGCTGCTAAAACAACCGATTACCAACGATCAGGCCAGAATGTTGCGCAATGCCATTGGGATGTTTGCCCCGGCACGGTGTCACCTGGCCAGCATCGAATATTGGGAAGTGCCTATCCGCTACAACCGGACGGCGACATACGACAGTAACTACAATCATGGGAGCGCTTGAACATGGCGAATTTGTCAGAGAACCCGCAATGGGTTGACGGCATTTACCAAATCGAAACGTCAGATCCGGTCGTAGGTGGACCGGATGGCGTTTCAAACCGACAGGCTAAAGAATTGGCCAGTCGTACCAGCTATTTGAAAAAAGAGCAGGAAAAAACGGGCAGCGATTTGGCGACGCACGCCGCTGCCGCCGATCCGCATACGCAATACGCGCCGAAGGCGAATCCAACCTTCACCGGCACGCCGAAAGCGCCAACGCCTGCAACTGACAGCAATAGCCAGCAGATTGCGACGACGGCGTTTGTACGCTCGGTTAGTGCGACGAAACTGGCGAAAGATCAAAACGGGGCAGATATTCCTGATCGAGAGCTGTTCAACCGCAATCTCGGTTCATCGCGTGCATACAGTTCTTCGATCCCAATTGGAGGAAGCGATGGTTTATGGACAACCGCTGAGTTCATTGGCTGGTTAGAAAGCCAAGGGGCTTTTGTTCATGCTTATTGGGTTTGTCGTGGTTCGTGGTCGTACTCCCACAATAAAATCATCTCTGATACAGAGTGCGGTCAAATACCGCTGGCCGGCTCTGTTGTTGAGGTTATGGGGCAAAACGATGCTACGACGATCAGGATAACAACGCCTTCAACAACGCCAGCTGGGTTTAGCGATTCAGCGAATGCTCAATTCACTTATATCTATAATGGCGTTGATTATTCTCCCGGTTGGAGACGTGATTACAATACGAAGAATAAACCGACGGCGGCCGATATTGGCGCATTACCAGAAAAAGCTGTCGCCCAGGCGGCCGCAAAACTGGCAACACCGCGTACCATCAACGGTGTGCCGTTTGATGGCACGGCCAATATTGCACTG